TTTTTTTTTTTTTTGTATTTAAAACATAGAGTTAAGTATTTTGACTAGAAGTCGTTGTCAGTTTGTACGAATGTTTGTATGTATCGCACGTTGACATTTAAGAACGGATCAGCCGTAAAGGTCAATCTAAGCGGATTGTTCTGAGAGTACATGTCTTCAATGTTGGTAAAGAAGTTCATGCAATCAGAAGTCTTATCAGTGTCGCGACGAAGAAAAAGGTAAGTCCCTTGCAATAAAAGAAAGGGAGAACGATTGTCAGTGCGCACGGATATGGGACTTCCGTTGTAGTCAAAATCGGACAAGAGACGTAGGGAGTAATAACCTCCCTCAGTCCCGGGCAACAGCCAGTGGTTTTCAAGCCCACAGAGTGGATCATCAGGGTTAACGGCAAGCTGAGAAAACACATTGTTCCAAGGTTCATTGGTCAGAGATTCAACTGATGTGTAGTCATCAGTGATATCTGCATGTTTCGGTTGATAGAACCTGTAACTGTAATCAATCTTAATCCATCCAAGTGTCACATCTTCGGTGACGGATGAGTAAGTTGACCCCGCTATGATCGCGAAAAACCCTTCCTCTTCCAGTCTGGCGTCTGAACCGGATTGAGTGAATAGTGGGTCTTCGTCGTGACCAACTGATGGGAGCGGGATTGTGACAGGTTGATAAACATTGGCCATAATGTTGTTTTCGTAGCCAGTAGCTTTAATGATAGCGGCTCGTTCACTGGTTTTAACCCAGTCATCGGCGGGGTCTTCAAATGGCACATATATCAGGTTGCCGTCTTGTGTCGCAGATATGGTAGGAACGTAGCGCAATTGTACGTGCATAGGCTTGTATTCTTCATACAGCTTAGCAAGAACATATGCTCTTGTTCCAGGTAATCGATGCGGGGCAGTTGATAGTACCAGGATAGTATCCCCGGGTTGAGTGGGATTGAGGAAACCAGGTCCAGCGCCCTTAACTATGAGTGAAGTGAAAGTTTCGCTTCCGGAAACTTCAAGGTAATGACCAAAATCGTCATAACCATGGGACTCCACAGGGGGGATGATTTCACTGTGCTGTCTGACGTTCCTCCGAAGAGGAACGCTGGAAAAGAGCGTACTTTTCATTCTTTCGATTTGGCTTTGAGTCAGTAGCTTCCCTCGATGAGAGGTTACAATAGGGACAGGAGGCTTAGAACGGTTGGGGCTACGTCGCCCACGATTTCGAACAGACTTTGGTACCAAGGCTTCGCTTTGGTGTCTTCGTGAATCGCTTCGGCGAGTTCGCGTTCTTCGGTTTTTGACATGTTGTAGCCGTCTGCTGTTAATTTTCTCAAGAACTTTTCTAGTTCGAGGAAGACTGCTGATTCTTGGGATGTTGCGTTTTTGACCATCCATCAATTTCGTAAAAGTACGCCAGGTGGTGCCGGCTCAAGCCGGCTATGAGTCGGTCTCTATGTGAGACCGATTAAAATGAGCTCCAACGTAGAATGGAAAGTCCGTTGCTTCTTGTAGAGAAGATTTGAAAGCAAGGACATCGGATTCTGTAAGTCCATAGCGTTGGTACAGCAAGTCATAGTTCCGCGAATCCATGTCATACTCATCGTGAAGATGAATTGAGTGTGGATTCAAAGAGGCGGAAGCATCAACTTCAGCTGTGAGCTCGAGAAGGTAGTCGACATACTCGCGAAGGAAGGGAACGACGCGACTGTCGGTGTAGAGGCCAAGTGCAACTCCTCGGTTATGCACATGGAGGTCCTCCTTGGGACGGGTGGACCATGCAATCTTGTTTAAAACCTTAAAAGGTTTAGGGGCAAGAATGAACCCAGGGTATGAATCAATGTAGTAAAAGTTTCGACTACAATAGTCCAAAGAAAACATGTCGTCTGTAACGAGGTTGAATTTTAGCTTAAAACCTAGTAAAGCTACTAGGTCAACTGCGATCAAGTCTACATAAGGGCTGAGGAAATCAGAATGAATTCCAAAGCTATCATCGCCTTGAATAGCAATAGAGAACGGTGGTGCTGAGGCTCCGTACCCCTCAGCAAGTTCCACGAGGGAACTGGCATTTTCTTGTACATACTTGCTTAAGAAATGTCTCATATCACAGAGACTGTCTATAACAACATGTCGCTCAGCCATGTGGTGAGCGACAAGATAGACAAAAAAGCAGAATAAAGCACAGAAATAAGAGTTAGCGCTCCCTGTTTGAGGATCCCCAGTACCACGACCATCAGGTCTCTCAAAGTAGTATCCAAAATTACTGATGGCACGGATTGGAATATTCTTAAGAAGTGCCTCATATAGTCTGTAATCAGACATAAGTTGGCAGATCCGTTGAGCTTCCAGTTTGAGAAGTTTGGCGTGGAAATTGGTATCCATTCGGCTGTGATCACTGATCCAGTATTCCACTGGTCCGTGATGCTCCAGAATCCGATCACTTTGTTCGGCAATGAATTGACAAATGTCTTCAGATGTTTTACCACTTGTGTAACATATGAACGAGTCAGTGTTACCAGGTGACCAACATTGGGCAAGTGTCTTTGAAAAGCCGTAAATGAAAGGAGCAATGGCAGCGTTGAATTTGTGTTTTCTTCCGAAAATTGCGCGAGGTTGAATAGGTTGGAAGGTATTGATTCTCTCCCTTTTGATAAAATACTCAACAAGATAGTCTTTCCTCCCAAGACCAACTGTGAGGTACAATTCGTAAGCATGCCTTTGGGCAGCTCGCCGGCTTGCACTAAACCGATAACCGTCTCGAGTCTTTCGATTGTTCCATTTATGAAAAGTGTAAACCTCCTTGTAATCGTCCCAGTGAGGGAAGAGAACATGTCGGCATTCAGTACATTGCTTAAATACTTTCCATACGTCATAGTCAGGGTCTCCAACATAGTGTAAGCCTCGTGTTCGTATTGAGGTGTACTCATTTTCAGGGCAAGCCGCTGAGACGATTGGCGCCTCGTTGGTGCAAATGATTCCTGTTGGGTAGGCTCCTGTGAAATCGGTGACCTTTTCCGAGATAGTAGTGCCATAAGTTCCTTTTCTGATGGTGGTCTTATCAAGCGTCCCAGATGAAGCCATGGACAGTAGTCCCCGTTCACCCAAATCCCCGAAGAGTTCTGTCGGACCATTGGTAGGTCCGACATAAGTCGGACTGTCTCGTATGGACGATACAGGGCGAATTGGGTTCCCGGTGGGGTCAAGGATTGTGCTGTCGAAGCACTCGTTTGACACAAAACCAGGTAGGGGTCTTCTTGGCTGTAAGCCGGGACGAAAAGATAAAGTAAGAAAATTAGAATGATCACGACAGATCCCATTCCAATAGTCAGCTTCAGAAACGTTTTCACAAGCATCCAAGTCATCTGAAGGACTCGGATGAGACTTTTCAACAAAAAAGACAGGAGTTTAGAAGTCAAGACAGTACGTACAGTTACCAAAAGTGTAAGGAGTATGACCCACCAAGTAATGGCGTGGCGTTCCTCCAAACTAGCATGGTAATAGAAATTGTGCGAATTCTGCGCGGTCAAGAAACTGTAAAGCCGATATTTGAACGGCACATGTTCTTGACGTTGCTGTGACACAATGTTTTCTAACCGAGTAGCTCGACGCCCTTTGATCTGGGAAAACACATAATCATGTTGTTCCGGGCTGAGCTCAATGTCTTGTTCCCTGCACTCTGATGCTAAATAGCGTGCAAGTGTGGCATTATCACTGACAACCTTTGAAGAAGATTGAAGATAGCGGGTACAGATGCTATCTATCAGTTCCTCGAGACAAGTGTCCAACTCTTCGGAGGAGGATGATTCGTAGATGTCACGAGGGTCAATTACGTGCAAGATAAACTTGAAGATGTAGTCACCATCAACTTGTAGGACTCGTTTCCAAGTAAGTTGATAGTTTTCACCAAGCAAGTATGCATTGTAAAAAGATGTGTCCAACAAAGCACACATGTCACCATGACGATATTGATAATCGTTGTCAGTGACACTAACATTCACACCTCCATCAGACCAAGCCTCGGTCCTTGGATGGCGAGAGTAAGATTGTTCAAAGTTTTCGTAGCCTCGGTTGTAAACTGTGAGGCCAGCATAACACTGCGTGACTCCATTATGAACCATGGAGGTGATCAGTTCACTAGGACTGATATAGTACAGTGAATGCACAGAAATCAAACAATCGACTTCATGACAGAAGCACTCATGGGCTAAATCCAAGCACCATGTAGGGTCAATGTCGTGTTGTTGGCAGTAATCTTCCCATTCTGCATGGCGGTGTCTGTCTTGGGACGCTGCTTTGTTATTTCGCCGGGTAAGTGGCGAACAGGTCCAAGTGTCCAGACGTTGCTGAGCTAGGGCATGATTAGAGGCATCTTTTAAGCACAGTTGTTGCCGTTTCCAGTTACCTCCCAAATCAAGCGCGGATCGATGCCCGTCACGAAGAGCGTAGTTATGAATCAATTGCTCCATCATTGCGCGTCGGGCAGCGCTGTAAGGGTGGGTGTGTGTCGATGAGGACACTTTGTGGATAGGGTGCCAACCATATTTTGCACAACTTCCGTCAAACCAATCCCTGAATTCCTTGTCACTTGAAAAGTGATTGCAGAAAACAGGTAATTTCCTTCGTGGTTTGCGGGGTTTGTCAGGGTTGCCACCAGAGCGTTCTCGCTTTGGTGGGGGCGTGCCGTTGCCACTTTCTGTGGCGTAGGCAAGTTTCGGTGGAGTCGCTTCTGCGCTCACCAGGGGGCCAGAACTGGCTCCCGAAGACTCACGAGTAGTAGGTGAGGATGTCTGCTTCTTTCTGTACTTGGGAGCAG